CTTGGCGGGGAAGGAAGCACACCGATCACCCTGGGGGAGAAGAAGGCCATTGAGTTCAGTTTCGCCGAGCCGCTCGATATCCTCCACCCAGTCACCGGCAACCCAATCCTCTACACCGGGCGCGCTGACATGATCGGCCACGCCTATGGCGGCATCTTCCCCTTCGACGAGAAGACCACCAGCTCACTCGGGCCGACGTGGTCGCGTCAGTGGGAACTCCGCTCGCAGTTCACTGGGTATGTCTGGGCGGCGCAAAAGGCCGGGATCAACGCCCAGGGAGCCATCGTTCGTGGCGTGTCCATCCTCAAGACCAAGTACGATACCCAGCAGACGATCACCTACCGCTCCGCCTGGGAGTTGGAGCGTTGGGAGAAGCAGGTTGTCCGCGATATCCAGCGCATGATTCGCGCATGGGCCGAAGGCTACTGGGACTACAACCTCGACAATGCCTGCAATGAGTACGGCGGGTGCGGCCTCCGCCAGGTCTGCAAGATGAAGGAACCGGAGGACTGGCTACCGAACTACTACGAGCAGCGCGTTTGGGATCCCCTTGCTCGCCGACAGCTCAGTGTCGATGAGTGGCACCAATCCTGGCAGCACGATCCGGAGGAAGCGGGAAGGGCGGCGATTCGCATATTGCAAATCCCATGAGGTTAAGATAGGTTAACTCCATGACAAAATACACTCAGACCTTCATGCTGCGTAACAGCGTAATCGCTACCGGTGGGATTGGCAAAATAATGTGGAAGGAGCAAGCAGCCCCGCCCACATCAAAGGCCTTTTTCTGCCCGGTGTGCGGTGACGTCTGGGGAAGGGTGGTGGTAAGCGACCCGGAGACTGGTCGGGTGGAACACTTCTCCAGCATCACGCGGGAATGCGCGGCACACAGCCAGGCATCCCACATCTTCCTCGGCGGGACATTCTCCCTGCCTTGGGAACGGGAGTATCAGGAGGCTCTCCCGCTCGAAGTATGGCAGCACGACTACCGCCTCCACATTAACCTCTACGACCAACAGAAAGGCCCATGATGCAGCAACTCACACCGGAACAATACGCGAAAGCACAGGTGGAATTTTCCGAAACTCTCGACGCTCTGGAAACCCGCATCCTCTCCACGATGGAGCACCTGCAGTCCATGATCCACGAATGGAACCGGGTGCAGGGTTTCTGGGCCTCACAGCCCAATTTCGGCGAAAAGATCGCCCTGGTGCACAGCGAACTCTCCGAGGCTCTGGAAGGTAACCGCACCGCTGCCGAGAGCGACAAACTCCCCGGCTTTCGCTCGGAGGAGGAAGAGCTGGCCGATGCGCTCATCCGAATCTTGGACATGGCTGGCGGGTTTAACCTCGCACTCGGCAGCGCCTTCGTCTCCAAACTCCGCGTCAACCTCAGACGCCCTCACAAACACGGAAAGGCATACTAAGATGACACAATTCGCCAAATACGTCGAAGCCGATTGCGACGGCGTCAACGTCCTGCTGGAAGGCCCTGCCGGAACTGGCAAAACCTACGCCATCGGCACGCTGGTAGAACTCGGCCTCGAAGTCTTCTACCTCGCCCTGGAACCCGGCCTCGAATCCCTGCTCGCATTCTGGGCCGACAAGGGCAAGCCCATCCCGCCGAATCTCCACTGGCACAAGATGGCGGCTCCGAAGGCCTCCTTCGCCGACCTAGCCGAGAGCGCCAAGAAGGTCAACACCCTCACCTATGACGCACTGACCAAGATCCCGGATCCCAACCGGGGTAAGCACAACCAGTACGTGTCGATGCTGGAAAACCTTGCCAACTTCCACGACCAACGCACCGGGCAGGCCTATGGTTCCGTAGACTCTTGGGGCGCAGACCGCGTTATCGTGATTGACGGTATGACCGGCATGGGCCTGGCTTCGATGGCAATGATAATCGGCGGGAAGCCTGTCCGCTCGCAAACCGATTGGGGCATGGCGCAGGATCAGCTCGAACGCGCCCTCCGTATGCTGGCTGACGGCTGCAAATGCCACTTCATCCTCCTGGCCCACGTCGAGCGTGAAACTGACCAAGTGCTCGGCGGCGTCAAGCTCATGACCTCCACACTCGGCAAGGCCCTCGCACCCAGGATCCCTGCCATGTTCTCTGATGTGATCCTCACAGTTCGCACCGGCGACAAATGGTCGTGGGATACAAGTTCTCCCATGGCCGATCTCAAAACTCGGAATTTGCCCATTGGCGCGAACTTGCCAGCGGATTTCAAACCGATCATTATGAAATGGTGTTCACGGATGGATGCAGCCCTGGCCGTGAATGCAGTACCAGCAACGGCTGCGCAGTAGCACCCGGCTCAAACGCTTGCGAACCGTAAGAGCACAAACCGCAAATTGCAAACTAACTGAAAGGAAACACAAATGTCGATCTTCAATCCAGCCGATTTCATGAACCAGTCCTTCGAAGGCGCTAACTCGACCAAACGCGAACTGCACCCCGTTGGTGAATTCCAGGCCGTGATCGAGAAAGTCGAAGCACGTCCGTGGCAGAGCAAGAACGACCCGACAAAATCGGGCGTTACTCTGGAAGTCTACTGGTCGATGCAAGACGCCTCCGCCCTCGCCTCCATCGACATGGAAAAGCTGACCTTGCGCCAAGGCGTGATGTTGGACTTCAACGAAACCGGTGGCCTGGACATGGGCAAGGGCAAGAACGTGGGCCTCGGTCGCCTGCGTGCAGCCGTTGGCCTGAACGAACCGGGCGTGGCTTTCCAATTCCCTCAGTTGATCGGTCGCATGGCGAAGGTAAGCGTGCGTCACGAGGTTGACAAGGAAGATCCGGAAAAAATCTACGACCGCGTGACCGCAGCTACCGCTCTGTCGTAATCCGGCATTGAGGTACTGAACGCCGACTCGGCGGTGCTGAATGGGGGTGAGGGTAATGCCTCACCCCCATTTTTTCATCGCAATGGCGCCCCCGCCACGCGCCGGCATTCCCCATAAAACCGCATGGAAACCGGGCAATAAACGCCCACCATGCACGCATGAGGCAAAACCCATGAAAATAATCGACCGCGCCAGAATTGTCATTCTCGGCAATCGCCAGCGCAAAGAATTTGACGAAAACGTTATCTCTGAACTCACCGACTCTATCCTCTCACCAGCGGGCCTGCTGCACCCGATCGTGCTCCGGAACCCTCTGCCGAGTGACAAGGTTCCAGAGGGCTCACCCGCTGACGCTCTGATCCTCGTTGCGGGCGAAACCCGCTTGAAGGTAATCGACAACATCGCCTTTATGGGGAATGACTTCCGCTGTGGTAGCACGATCTTCTCCCCCGGCTTCGTCCCCGCCTCTCTCCTCGGGGATCTTGATGAGATCGCTGCAGAGGAAGCGGAGCTCGACGAGAACATCCGTCGCAAGGATCTGACGTGGCAGGAACGCTCCAGCGCGATGGCTCGGCTGATGAAGCTCCGGCAGAAGCAGGCGGCTGTGGAAAATCGCCCAGCACCCACCTACGCTGACATTGCGCAGGAAGTGAAGGGCCGTTCCGATGGCGGCTACCAAGACTCGATCCGCAAGGACATTCTCGTTGCCGCTCACCTGGACAATCCCGCCGTGGCGAAAGCCAAGTCCGCCGACGACGCTCTCAAAATCCTGCGCGCAGAGGAACAGCGGCAACGGAACGAAAAGCTGGCCGAGGTAGTGGGGAAGACAGCCAGCGCTGACCGCGTGCGGGTGTTCAACGAAAATTGCCTGGATTTCCTCGCCCGCGCCACAGAGAGCTACGACGTGATCCTGACCGACCCTCCCTACGGCATGGGGGCGCATCAGTTCGGGGATGCCGGTGGCCGCCTATCGCACGCTTCCCACGTCTATGACGACAGCCCAGAGCACTGGGAACAGCTCATGTCCGCATGGTGCGGGGCAGCTTTCCGCGTAGCCAAGTCCCAGGCCCACGCCTACGTGTTCTGTGACATTGACCGCTTCCACCGCCTCAAGGCTCTCATGACCGAGGCAGGCTGGGATGTGTTCCGCACCCCGTTGATCTACTACAAGGAAAACACAGGTCGCGTTCCCCGGCCAGAGCACGGCCCACGTCGTCAGTGGGAAATGATCCTCTACGCGATCAAGGGGAACAAACCGGTAACCCACATCTACCCTGACGTAATCATCGCCAAGAGCGAGGAAGCGAGCGTAACTCATGGAGCACAAAAACCATCAGCCCTGTTCCAAAACCTCCTCCAGCGCTCCGTCAAGCCTGGAGACCGAGTCCTTGATACGTTCGCTGGGACAGGCCCGATTATCCCTGCAGGAACTGCGCTACAATGCTACGTGGACGCGGTTGAGCTCGACTCTGCGCATTACGCAACCTGCCTTAAGCGCGTTACCCTCCTCTCCGGGGATTCCGGGCTTGCCGACCTCATCAACAAAGGAAACTAACATGCAACAGCAGAACGTAAACACTACCCTGGAAGAACGCGGCTCACGCTATGGGCGCTTCGACGACCACGCGAAAATCACACAGGAGTTAAAGGGCGTGATGTACGCCCACATCGGCTGGGAGAAGCTCTCCCCGGCACAACGCGAGGCGCTGGAAATGATCGCGCACAAGATCGGGC